GGGTAGCTATGTCTTTACCCTGTAATGTTATTACAAGTGGGGTATGTGCTTCAAAATTAGATCCGCTTAATCTAAAAGTTATATAACGCCAGGCTCTTCCTGTATAGAACGGTATAGCGTATTTTTCGTTTATGTCAAAATTATCGTCATGAACTTTTCTTGGATGTCTAGGTGCTGCCATTTCTAATTTTGAAACTACAGCAGTGTAGTCACCTGTAGATGTTATTTCGTACTCAACATCACCGGTTCCGAAAGATCCAGTTAGGTCAGACCATCCTCTTAGTGAAGTCCTTCCTTTGGTGTTGAATCTATAAATACCGTCGACATAAGCTTCTTCAATACTTTGACTTAAGTTATTTTCTCCGGTAATTAATCTTCCATCAGAATTTAATCCTAATTGAGATCCCGGTATTGTTAAGGTATCTCCTACTTGGTATCCTGTACCAGGTTTTGTTACGTTTATTGTATCCGGTGTTATTATTGTTCCGCCTCTAGAGCGTCCGGTTAGGTATTGTAGTTCTAAACCTGTTCCTGATCCACCTGTAGGATTTACAGTAAAGCTGCTGAGAGCTCTTGTTCCGGTAGGGAAGGTTGTTATGGAGGAAGTTAGATCTGTGTTAAGCCCTACTTCTATTGAAGTACTTAGTACTGCTGTATTAAGTATGGGTGTAGAGGTTGCTTCTGTATAAGATCCGGATGCTACTCTTGTTACTATTAATGAATCTCCACCACTATTAAAATAGTTTTCTGCAGAAATAGATGTTAGGTATGTTGTAGCTTTTTCTCCAAACTCACTTCCAAACATAAAAGTATCTCCGAATGTATTTACATATTCGGAGTAACTCGTTACTAATGTCGGTATATTTACGGGACCTTTAACGGTAGGACCTATTATTGCTGCTCCTACCGTTACCGGTTGTTGTTTTACTTGGGAAGCATCTATTTCTCTAGAAGATACTCCGGGTGAATTTAAATATGCACTCATTTATCTACCTTTACCTATGCTGGGAAAGCTGCTCCAGTTGGAGTAATGTTAAAGTCTAGGTAGATAAATTCTGCTGTTCTTGTTGGTTGTACGTATATCTGACCTACTAATTGGTTTCTGTCAATTACGTCGGCAGTATTATTAGTATCGTCCATTACTACTTTAAAGGCATATAGACCTTGTCTCTGCTGTATACCTTCAAGATATGGGTTAACTTGTGCAAGGAAGTTATTTCTAGTAGCTATAGAATTCTGTTCGAATACTAAATTATTTGCTATTTGTGAGATGAAAGATTTCATTGCAATTAATAATCTTCTAACATTTACTCTATCTAAAGCACTTGCTCTAGTTTGTAATGTTTTTTGTCCATATACTACAACTCCTGTTCCAGGGAAAGAAGCTATTGGATTTACTTTACTAGTGTATAATGTATCTCTTGTTGATTGAGCTAATTTTCTTTCCGGTCTAACTACTTGTCCTAGTCCCCCTCTATTAATACCTGCTGGTGCGAACCAAGGATCTGATACTGCATCGTTATATGCGAATACTCCACCCATTACTGTTGAAGCTGGTACCCATACCTGTGTTCCTGTATCGGGATCTATTACTTGTACCCATGGCCAGTAAGATGCTGCATAAGATGTATTTCTACTTTTTGCTTGTCCAGTTACATCGGTTACTGCCTGTCCGTATTTTACTAAATCTAATACGTAGAGATTATCTCCTCTATTTTGTGTATTTGATATAATACTTGTTGCTTGAGATGTATAATCTGCGTTATATAAACCTGGTGTTAATAAAATATTAAATTTATAGTCATCAGTATTGGAGAGTAGATTAATCATGTTTGTATAATCTGTTCCTACTACTCCTTGTGTATTTGAACTATCTATCGTATCGTAGAAATTAGCTCCAGCCATTACTCCCCCTGTTGCATTTTCAAATCCACCGCTTGTAGCTAATGGTATAGAGGCAGTAAATGCTGTCTTAGCAGTCCCTGTATTGTCTAGGTAATTAGGGGTAGGTGAGTTTACCGTGCTTACTCTTAAATATTTTGATGCTACAGGATATGAACCTACAGTCTGTAGGTAGTAACTTGTACCGTCTGCAGCATATGTAAATGATTGGTCTCCAATTCTCTTTGCTACGTAATTTGTAGATAGTGGATCTAATGATAGGTCAGTCCAGGTTTCTAATACTACTTTTTCAGTTGTATTATCGTTACCTCTTCTTACTAGAAGATCGAATGTACCAGATCCGGTATTACTGTTTATTATTTCCCATCTTACGTTATCTACAGAACCGTTATTCATTGATCCGTCTGAGTTTAAGCTAGAAGAACTGTTCATTAAAGTACCTTCTGCTAAAGTTTCGAACGTTACTGCTGCGGTACTAGATTCTCCGTACACTGTTGCGTTAGCTGAAGAGAAGGATCCGGATTTAACTCTTGCTACCAAGAGGGATTCTCCTCCGTTATTGAAGTAGTTATAAGCTGCAATCGAAGTAAAGTATGTATATACACCGCTACCGCTAGTTAGGGTAGTTCCAAATACGTTTTGGTACTGGCTATAGGATGTAACTACTGTTGGAACCTCTACAGGTCCTTTGACTGTCGGTCCTATTATTGCCGCTCCCACTGTTACGGGGCCTTGGGTAATAAAAGATTGGTCGTTCTCTCTTGCGAGGACACCTGCGGATATTAAAGTTTCTGCCATTGTGTTGTACTATTTTATAATAAATAGATTGGTTTTTTTCGAAGTTTTATTTCTAGGGTAAAAAAGATTAATCTCTTACCATTAAGTATTTAGAGTTACTAGCAGAACCTGATAGCCATAATTGTCCTGAATCGGAAGGTTCTGAGGTTGGTAAGGAGCTAGGTTTTATGTATACAGCACTTCCGGTGATAAGTAAATCACCTGCATTTAGTTTTATGTACCCTTTAGTACCTCCAAATTGTACGGTATTTTTAATTTCAAAATTACCTTGGGTACTTCCAATAGAGACAGCATTTAACACAGTACTTTCATACACCTCCATATCGAGGTAATCTATTTCAAAACTTGCAGTGTGTATTGCATAGACTCCCAAATCATGACCTAGTCCGCCTGATCTTCCTATAGTAACAGATCCTGATACATCTAAAGATCCGGAAAGTACTGTTGGACCTTCAACAGTCAGAGAACCTGAGATTTCTGCTGATCCTGTATATGGGAAAGTGGAACCTCCACCTCCGGCAGAACCGGTATCTACTGTTATATTAAAGGTAGAAGCATCTCCTTTGGTAAACGTAATAGTATTTAAGCTTACAGAAGCTGTTGTTAATAATGACCCGGTATCGGTTGATCCTCCACCTCCGGCACTGCTTAAAGCGTAAGAAGCTGTTAAAGCGTTTAGAGCGTAAGAACCTGTTCCTAATAAAGATCCTGTTATTCCGCCTGTGGCTTCTAAAGAGCCAGTTACATCTAAAGATTTAAATATAGTGGCTTGTGTCTTGGTAAATTGTGCAGCTATTTCTGTTGTGCTACTATCTTGTAATTCTAATCTTATTTGAGGTGCATCTATGTTAAGTTCTTTAGCAATAACTCTACCGGCACCGCCTTGGTAGCTAATAATAAGCTGCTGGTCAAATTGATCATTATACCTACCGACTGCTAATCCTTCTCCAGCATTATCATTTGCCGGTCTAAATGGGTAAGTTGAACTGCTATCTAAGGTAATATACGATTGAACTAAGTTTAAATTAGAATTTTCAAATCGTGTTGTAGCGTTTCTAAATGAAGCTCCATCTACTACATCAAGTGCGTAACTAGCATTAGCATTTTTTAAATTAAGCTGTGCGTTTATATCGTCGTTTGTCTGTGTACTACTGTAACCTATAAAAGTTTTAGCACGTGATGATCCATCGGTATTTAAATAAAGAGGTTGGTATTCACCAAACTTATAACCAACAATTTGAGATCCTAAAGCTGATGAATCTGATTTAATTATAAATCCAGGATATTGACCATCGGTAGCATTATCAAAAGTTCCAAGGTAGATAGCATCATTTAAGTTCTTAAAGATACCTCTACTTCCTGAGGCTACTATTAACGAACCTGTAATTGCGGCGGTTCCATCTAAAGTACCATCCCATTCTACTGTTACTCCTGTTAAATTGGAACCATTACCTTCAAAAGACCCTGAAATGGTTCCGTTTACGTTTAACGTACCGTCAAATGTTTGAGAGCCACTATTGAATAATAAGCTATCGGTTATATTAATTAGATTACCTCTAATATCACTTGCACTTATATCACCTGTGGTATTGTCAGCTAAATCAGTGTTGATGTTTGCTTGTAATGTTGTTTTATTTTGTTGAGACATTATTATATACTATTAATTATTTAAATGAATTATCAAAAGCGTTTGAGAACTGTATTCTAGTTGGAGGATCAACATAAATTTCATTTACAGGTTCTTCGTCTGTATTAAGAGTTGTTTCAACATTGAAAGATAATCTACTAGCTTTACTGAATTTTTTTATAGAGTTTATATCGTTCTGTCTTGTACTAGGTACTAAATATCCGTCTAGTTTTAAGTCAAATGTACTTCTAACAACCCTTTCACTGTCTGCAGTTAATTCAGTTTGAAATCCAAACTGACTTATATTTGCTCGGAATTTAAATTTTTCCGGGTTTCCCCAATAGGAATCTGAGGCGTATTGTATAGCTTCAACTACTTTATTTTGATGTTCTATATAGTAAGTATAAAGTACTACTTGATAATTTAAAGTAAGATAGTCAGGAGCTACTACTGCATAATATTCTTCTTCTGGTTTTCGATTGTTCAGTATGTTGAAGTTTGAATAAGCATTTCTAGAGGAGTATTTCTTACTAGAGACTATATAATTATGAGGTGTATTGGCATCAATTTTACTTGTTATTCTATTTTTTTCAATAGAGTTTCTTTTAAGTAATATTAATGGTGCCATAATAGCTCCCTTTACATCTCTAAGGTATCCATCTCTCTGATAGGATTTCCATTTTTCAGGAGATGCAAACATAGCAGGGACTGGGATCATCTCTCTATTGTTTAGTACTTGAGGTTTTAATACTTCGTTAATATAGTACAAAAGTGCTTCATCATGGTCTTGAAGAGTTACATTTAAAGTTTTACTTCTTTCACCTTCTTCTGATACTTGTAAAGCTCTGTTTTTCTCTCTAGGTATTTCATTATTAGGGTTACCTCTACCAACATCGAAAGGATTAACTAACGAAGTACTTATCTCTCTTTGAGTTTTTGGTGTAGGTTTTCTATTACTCATTTACCGTAGGTTCTTGTTATATGTGTTTTAAGTGATTTTTTTAACTTACTAAATGCTTCCTCGTATTTTACAAGTTTATTATCACCGGGGTTATCTTTTATACCTCTTTGTAGGTTTTCTAAAGCGTTGTCTAATTCGTCAATTGCTCCTTTAAGGGGAGTTGGAGTTATATCCCATTGAATTGTTCCGGTTTCTTTATTAACCATCTTTGGTTCAGAGGAAATATAACCTACTTGATTTTTTTCTAATATTAAATCTATTAACTTCATTTCTCTATAATCTCTGTTTATCTATTCCTACTTTATCTGCCGGTACGTAATGGGCATTACATATTACAGATAAGCTTGTACCGAAGTTTTCTAATCCTGTTTCTAATGGGTTAGTCCCGGTACTATCTTTATTTGGATAATCTGGATTTTTACCTACAAAGAGTTGATTACTTATTACGTTGTCTACTTCATAGTATAAATCTTTCCACTGTATTATGTCTCCCTGGTCACATACTAACGGTATGTCTGTTAGATCATCTCTAAGAAACCTAAAAGTTAGATTTTGAGCTATAGTTCCAACTTCATCAAAAGCAGGTGATAATTCATCTCCTCTTTCTATTAGGGAATATAATAATGTTGGTTCTTGAAAAATCCTACCTGTAGATGCTTCTCCGTAAATATTAATCTTCGTTTCAACCAAATTGTACTTGTGATATACTACCTGTTGAGATATTATATCATGCATCAGTTCACGGTTTATGTGTCTGAATAAGCTTATGTCTCTTGCTTCTCCGTATAATGCCATAATGTTATCCGATGAAGATTGGTTGTGGTACTAGGTTTAATTCTTTTTGCTTATAATCTGCTTCTAAAGATCTTCTTTCTAATAATTTTTCTCTTGAAGTTTCTTCTAAGTAGCCTCTCAGTCTTTCTATTAGTAAATTCTTTTCTGCTGTTGCTGCTGTA